GGCAACGTTTACCGGCGGCGAGCTTGCATTCCCCGGCGTTGAGCAAATGACGGTGATTGCGCTCGTTGCGGTAACTAAGTCTTGAATTTTTGAAACCAAATCTTGGAGTAAATCGTTAAGCGTGTGCTCGTCGTTTGAAATTTTTATGAGCGATTCGGTGAGCCCAACTTTAGCTTCACCATTTTTTAAAACTACTCGCGTCGTGTCATACGCTTGCAAAACTTTACCGAGCGAGCGCACGCCCACAATGACAAGCGCGTCAGAAAAAGAGTGAAGTCTTGGCGTCGCAGGCCCCGTGCCCGCGCCGCCTGCAAACCAATTGTCAATGTCGCGGTCATTGAAAAGCACTAAACACTCATCACCTTTGGTGATGGGGAAGGTGAGCGCGCCCGCTGCCCCGCCTAGGCACACGACCGGGCAGTCTTGGAGTAGCGGGTAGGGTCTTAGCGATTGCTCGTATACGCCCGATGCGGCGTTTTTAACGTAAAACGTTTGTTGGTAATTTAAAGTTACCGTTGCCGTTTGTTTTGTCGCGTCAAAACTCTGAATAGTCCCGATGTGATGACACGCAAGGTTAAGGTTGATATCTTTTTTATGCGCGGTCAAAACGTCGGTTAGCGACGGCTCCGCGGGGAGTTGAGAGAAGGGTAAGCCGCTCATGAACCCACCTGCTTTAATTGTTGAGTGCCGAGCGGTTGAAGGAGCCCAACGCTTGTTACGGCGTCACCGCACACTGCCTCGCTAATCATGCCTCGGTGTTTTAGTGAAATCACTTTGTAACTACCGTTGAAAATCTTTTCGGTTTGCGACTCAAGCGTCACCAATTGGCCAATGATAAGTTTTGGCTCGAAAAGCATGTCAAAATTTATGATTGTTTGCTCGGCAACAGGGGTGCCAAGCAACCCGCTTGCGGCGTTGATGAGCGTAACCGGGCCTGAGATATATTCATCGTCACCTAGGACGTAAGCTTTTCCGTTGTCAATGTAGAATCGCCCACCCGTTAGCTCACCTAAAATTGAGGTCGTATTGCCCGAGTACGCATTGGCGCGCGATAAGCTACCCTCAACCGCACCGACCGCGCCTAATGCAACGCCTGAGCCCGCCAAGTTTTGCACAAGCTCGTTTATCACCGCTTGCTTTGTTATGCCCGCAGGCGGGCTTATGTCGCTCATGTTGTTTGCAAATGCAAATCCGCCGTCAAATGATTCTATCTGAGTAATGAAATCGGTGCCCTCGCGCACGCTCCAAGCTTGCGAAATATTACCCTCAAAAATGGTGGGCAGGTTTGAGCCGTAACCCGCTTGGAGTTTGATGAGCCTTAGCGACCCATAGTCATTGACGTTTTTTCTTATTTGAAATCTGTTGTTTGCATTCAAATTGTAAACGCGAATTGACGCCACGTTTGCGCTTGTGAGCACGTTGCGGGTGATATCAAACTGCAAAGTAAATGGGGGCTTGATTGTAATAGTGCCGCCGTTTTGCGTGCCTACACTTAAAACGTATTTACGCCCAAACTTAGCCATTTGTAATGTAATCCGAGTAGGCTTGCACCTCGGCCTCCGTTAAAATGTAGAGCTTGGATGCCTCACTTGAAAAATCGTCTTGCTGCGAGGGCTCGCGATTTGCCGTTGAAAAGCAAGCAAGGCCAAATGGGATTTGGTTTTTAAATTGATAAAGAATGTTTGGGCTATTGGTGATGCGCACGCCGTAAAGCTCAAAGTCACCATAGACAAGCTTGGTTATAAACCAACCGATTTGCAGCGGCTTAAAATTGATTTGTAAAAGCACTGCGGAGCCGTCGGGCAGTACCAAGCTTTGCTGCTGACTTGCATCGTTTGTTATTTGTTGAATGCGTAACATTTTATGCAATCCCCATTGAAGATATACCGTCAAGTACACCAATATCATTTGTGGGCGTTGTGGTGCCGAAATCAACTAAGCCCTGCGACTGCGAGGCCGCGCGGCCTTGGAGTGAAATCGGTATTGAGGATTCCGTTGTGGCAAATCGCATCCGTTTGAATGAGACTTCAAAATCCGAGATAACATTAGTCTCGGCGTCTTGAATCGCGCGCAGGCTTTTAATTGCCATGTTTTGAAATATTGCCCAAGGCGTTTGCACGGTGAAAAGCGTGCGGGATTGCCAATAGCCGTAAAATTGTTGGAATGCCTGTTGCTGCTTTGTTTGTTGAGATTGGCCTGAATTTGAAATAGATGACCATGCGCTTACCGCTGAATTTGCGGCGTTAGCCCCTACCTGATATAAAAAGAATGCTTGATTGTACGCAATAAGCGCCGTTGCGCTAAGAGAGGGCACGTAGGCCGATATAGTGGTGAGCCTATTTGCGGCTTTTTGAAGGATTGCAAGCGCCTTAGGCGGCACGTTGTTTAGCTCACCAATAAAGCCGTGCGTGTTTACTGTCTCAGGTTTTAGCGTCCACTGGTCTTGAATTGCGGTGTTATCCTCAATGTAGTGATCGGTAATGTCACTCTCAAGCGCAACCGATTGCTCACCCTCATAGTGGAAAAGAATTGAAGGGGGTTGCGCCGCTTCGGAGCCCTCAGCGTTTTGCGGTTGGTAACCTAGGTTTACATTTGGTGTCACCAAAATTAAATTAGATAGTGAGGTCGCAGCGGTCGTTAAGGATGATAGGCCTGACAAATCCATTAGTTCACCCTCCCTTGATTGAATTGGCGGTAGGCCTCTTGATTGGCTTTTTTGACCGAGGTGCCGACCTTTTTAGCGTCCTTACCTTCATGCTTGAAATTGAGGTTTTGATTTACGGTGACGGGTGCGCTCCCTTTATCGGGGGCCGTGGCCTTCATAGCAGGCGTAACGGATTTACTAAACCCACCGGCCCAAGCGGGTTTGATTGCGCCCGTGCCTACGCCCATCTTTCCATAGGGCGACTCACTTAAGCCCGGACCCGCTTTGTTTTTTCCAATAGCAGAAAAAAAGTCAGTAGCGTTGCCGAGCGTTTTTCCAGTAAGCGAGCGCTCGCCTTTTACCTTGCCCTTCTCATCTAACTCCTCACCCCAAAACGAGCGCTTACCTTCCATCCATCCCGTCACGTCCGACATTGAGCCCGCAAGCCCGTCAATCACGGTGCTCACTATGGTGAAAATTTTAAGCTTATCGGCAAGCGTGACAAGCGCCTCGGTAAATTTAATTGCGCTATTAGTGAGCATAGTAAAATCTTTTACAAGCGATTCACCATGCATGGCATTGAAATGCCCGATAGCCATTTCAATTTTATTGCCAAGGTTTGACCATGCGATGTTTGCGCGGTCAAGCGAGCCTATTTCTTGATCGTTGTACATCGGCGCCTTGCTCATGACCTCGGGCCTGAAAGCTTGCCTTCGCATCGCCGCGATTGTCCCGTCACTTACACCAAAGGATTTCATGACTGAATTGCCGATATCGTTAGGTACCGTCTTTGCAAATTTTTGCAATTGCTCCAAAACGTAAAAGGTATCTCTTGCGCGTTTTGGGTCAAAGCCCACCTTGTTTGCAAGCATAGCCAAGCCCTCGGGTGCGCCTTTACCGAGTAGCATGTTAGTCATTGAGGTTTGCACGGCTTTAAGGGAGCCCGTAAATTCCTCATTTGATACACCCGCTTGCCTCGCAGCATATTGCCATTGTTGCAATTGCTTCATAGATAAGCCGGTAAGCGCGTTGAAATTGGTGAGCCCAGTGCCCGCGGCACCTGAGATTGAAACCAAACGCTCAAGCGCGTACATGGCGGCAAGAATCCCCGCCTTAGCCTCAAGAGACATGCTCGCGGTTTCACCTAAACCTTTTTTGACGTTGCCTAGGGCGCCGACTGTTTTGTCAGTGCCTTTTACGCCCAAGTTTAAAAAAAGTTCACCAATATTCAAGCAACCGCTCCCTTATTATTTGTTTATCTCTAAAAAAGCATTTTCAAAATCGTTGCAAAAATCCTCGTATGCAAGCGCTTGCAAAACCGCCCTTGCATTCATCTCTTTTGCCTCTTGCAACCCGCTTGCGTATCCCGATTTACAAAGCTTAAAATAGACTAAGAGGTCATCCTCTTTTATTTCTACTCGGGGGCTTTTTCGGTCATCGCGAGCGCGCTCTTGTACTCGCGCAAGAGGCTTTTCATAAAAGGGCCTACGTTCTCTTTCGCAACCTCCATGCAAACGCTCAAATAATCCTCGCGCGCGTCTACAGGTTCAAAGGTAGCGGCATCAATTTTAAGGTCACCCTTGCCGTTGTCATAGGTACACCGTTTAAAACACTCCCAAAGTTTAGCCTCAATCTCAGGGGATGAAAACCCCGTGCAAAAAAGCTCTTTGTATAAAACGGATAGCTCAACGCCCGACCCAATATTGATGCCCTTAAACTCGCGCAGTGCCGCTTGATATAACGCCCGAGCCTCAGCAAAGGGGCTCGGGGTTATTTTAAGAATTGCGCCGCTAGGTAACTTTACTTCTTTCACTTGCTTTTACTCCTTACGTCAAGACGCGCGGCGCATTGCTATATTTAATGGTGTATATAGTTACTGATTGCTCAGTCTCACCCTCGGTATTGGTTTTTGCTTCGGGGATTTTAGTAAAGATGCCCCCGCCCATAATGTAGGTATCGCTTGAAATGTTGCCCAAGCCGTCACCAACTTTTTTAATGAATTGGCCCGTCATTAAAACAGTGCCCGCAAAATTAGCCTGTTGCTGCGCAAGCAAGTTATTTAAAAACTTGTCATCGGCGCTTGCACGCAAAACCCTGATTTTGACTTCGCACTGTTTCCCTGACTCATTGAAAACGTAAATGCTATTGCCGTTTTTCCCGGTTTTGACATTGCCTATGTCATTAGGAAAAGTCAGATCTACACAATTCCCGTCGGCAAGGTCCGCAAGTACTGTATTGTTGATGTTGATAGTATCCGAACCCGATAAAGAGACTGCACTCATATTTTTATTCTCCTCTTATTATTTAAAATTATTAGGCGTTGATGACGACAATCACGTCCGACTCATGCACTGCCCCTGCTTCTTTAAACGCAATTTGCACAAGCGGCGCCTTACGGGCCGCGCGGTCCGTTTGCGATTGTTGGCTAATTGGTGCCGAATAAATGTAGTAACCACGCTGAGCGATGTTTGCGATTAGGTCCGCGGGCACTCCAAACACGCTTGGGCTCGTCCACGCACCGGGCGCCAAGTATTGATTGGTGACCGCTTGCTCGCACACCACACGATAAGCGCCTTTTAGCCCATCCATCCCGCTTTCGGTCTGAGGGATTTTTGTAGACGCTTGGGCTAGGTAGTTAAAGCCCGCGATTTGAAGCGCGCCCACTGCCCACAATTGGTTGTACACTTGATCAAAAAAGCTATTGGCCCCGAAGCAAATAACCTTAGGTACGCCCTGCATACTTGCGTAAATGTCGGCGCCCGCGGCCTTGGCCTCATTGTAAATCGTTTGGGTCATACTAGGGTCAGGTTGCACGCCGTTCAAATCTTTCAAATTCATGGTGCTTGTCGTGTTCGAGCCCGAGAAGTTGACAGACAATGCGCGGCCCGCGTAACACGCCATGAAAAGGATTGCGTTGATATCTGCGTCCGAATCATCACCATAATATAGCCCGCGCATATGAGTAAACCCGCCCGTGCGGAGTAGGTCAATCATGCCGCCCGTTTGGATTTCAGCTTGTACCGCTGATACAAAAAAGCCGATTTTAACGAGCGCCTGTAAAACCGCAGCGGCAAGTAAAACGTCCGTTTCACCGATTTGATCGGCGCTTGCGGTTGCCATTACGCCAAAGTATTGCACAAGCGCCGCCGTGCGAGTGATCGCAGCGCCCAAGGCCTCACCGGCATCGCCAATGGTGACGGTGACAGTGATTGCAGCGGGAGCGCTTGTCATAAGTGAATTTGCGGTGACGGTAATAAGTGCAGGCGATGCCCCGTAAACCCCTGCCATTTTTACATCAAGCGAGGTTGCAAGCGAGCCTGTAACCGTTACGGCCTCTAAGCCTTCAAGTAATCTTAGCGCCGTTTGAATCTCCGCTGCGGTATCATCCCAAGCAATTGCGCTTGTAGCGTTTCCACCATAATTTAAAACAAATGTCCCGCTAGCAGGCGTGCCCGAAAAAGCCAAGTGCTCGGTTGCAACGCCCATTAGGATGACAACCAATTGACCGCCGCCGGTTAAAATGTTTGGTTGCTGCGAGAATACCGCAAGAGCCATTTGATAAGTTTTTGAGCTTGAACCGAAGTCAGTCGCAACGTCGGTTGGGTCAATGTACTGCTTATACCCTAGCACTCCAAAGGAGCTTTCGGGAATTTCGGTTGAAAATACTCCAAGGTTTGAAGTGTTATAATCGCCCGCGCCTGCCTGCGCTTCTGATACTGAAATATTAATGATGTTTGATAAAAGTAATTGTCCCATTTGTTAAGCCCCTTTCAAGGATTCGTTAAAATTTCTACACTCTCAAACGTGTCGTAGTAATCCACGGATTTTTGCAGCGATACGGTGTATTGCATATTCACTGAAATTCTATACCTGTACGGTATTGCGGCCCCGTCAATGTCGCTTAGGTTATTAAACCTCGCACCCGCGGGGATTCTCCCAATACTAAAACTATTAGCCTCTTGTTGAGCTTGCGAGTAAATGGAATTTAATGCAAGCATGACCTCCTCTTTGCGCGTGCGCGCTGCGGGTCCGCGTGAAATGATATCGAGGTCAAGTTGGGCTAGCATATTAGCATGTTGATCGGACGCGCTCCAACCCGCACTTGATGGCCTAATGGTGTTACCAAACGGCTTGCATACGGGCACTGATACCGCGATAAAAAGCCCGTCGTCGGTGGGTTTAAAGATTTTTTGATTCCATAAAAACACGCGACCTTGGGCAAGCCCTAGGCTCCGCTCTAAGATTTCGCAAAAAAGTAGGAGCGCATCTCCCACCATTATTTGAGCGCTCCCGGTATCTGCCAAACTATCAACGACCTCAATAGTATCAAAAAGCTTTGAGGGGTCGTCGTTCAATGTGGTGGGTGCAATGTATAAGCCCGTTAGCGCGCCGATAGTCCCGCCCGCGCCGCCCGGTGCGACGGTAAACGTGTAAGGCCCGGTACCGCCTGAAGCTAAAAACGACGCCGTATTTTTAACGGCAAGCGCGGTCTTTGTTTGGGTAATGGTTAAGCTCATGGGTTAGGCCCCGCCCCGGTGTAATCGAGCACTATTTCGTATTCAAGGTAACCGTACAGCGAGTAATCCTTAGCCGCCATCACGCGCGCCTGCGCGCCTAGGTACGTGATTACCTCATCAACGGTGAGCTTTAGAGACACGTCGGAATGCACTAGCTGCCAATTCCAACCGCGTTGCCCTTCAGGTTTCATCTCAAGCCTTCGACCCATTAGCGGTTGAATCACGCCTCTAAAATTTACATTGGTGGGCGTTTCAACTAATTGAAACCCAACCGTGGTTTTGACAATTGTCGTAAACACCATAGGTTGAAACCAATCAGTCATTGCGCCTGATACATTAGGCACCGTGCCCGCTTGAGCATTCAAAGGCACTTGTGATGCGTTTTGAATGGTGCTCATGACTCTTTCACCTCGGACGCTATGCTGTCTCTTAATTGTTGAGTATCAACCAAAATCATGCCGGTATTATTTTCGTACGATTTTGACGCCCAAGGTGCCCACTTGCCAAAACCGCCGGTCATGAAACCGTCACCAATAATTTGCTCGCCCGTTATCGCCATGACTTTAACCCATGGGGTGAGCGTGCCATCTTTGATAACTCGGGCTAGAACTTTTTTATCAAACGCGCCGCTTGCAACCAAGTACTTGTACAAATTGTCAATGAGTGGAATGCGCAAAAATGAGCGTTGAGGTAACCCTTGGGATGGGTCGCCCATTTCATGTTTTGCGCCAATGTCTGCATTGGAGAGTGCGCCCGATTTTGAGCGCGCGACCTTATCGCCCATGATACCAATTTTAGCCATTGGGGGTTTTGCCTTAAGGGCCTTGAGTAACTTATCAAGGTTTTTAGTATTGAGGGTGTACGCTTCATCGCTCACGCGCGTGTACTCCCATAAACTGCAAACATTTGGCCCGCAAGCTGAGGCAGGATTAGCGCAAGAAATTGAGCCCCGTAGTTTGTCTTGGTAAAGATTGCGAACTCGGGGTTGTCCATTATGCGTTGAGGGATTCCAAACGATTCGGATACCGAGCCAACGCTCTTGCTTTGTTGCAAAAAGTTGAATTGACCATTTAAGCCCTGCGAGCTTGCTCTAATATTCATCACCAAATAGTGCGCAGATAGAAGGAGGTACCCTACGTTGTAGGAGCCTTGGCTATCAAAAAAGCAGGGATTGAAATTTACATTGGTGAAGGTGAAAGCCTTTGAAATGTCCGAATCAAGAACGGACGTTAACGGGTCAACCCCGTAAGGGAAGTCCCGATTGAAAAAACTTTTAAAATCGCTCACCGATGGATTCACATAGGCCATTTAAAAATCACGCTTTCATAAAAACGCCCGAGGGGTTTTTAGTCCCTCGGGCGAGTTTAAAACATTGCCCGTGAGGCTTGTTTAGAATTGGAAGTAGATCATTTCAAGAGGGCGATAAGTCAATACACCCGTGAATTGTCCATACCCTGCATTCTGGAATGAGAAGTTATCCAAAGAGTTTGCCAAGGTGCTTTGATAGTCCAAAGGCAAATCCATTCTCACTGACTCTTCATCGCTATTGTAAAGAGCGTACTTCTGAACACCGAGTTCATTGTAACTTGCATCACCATAAGCAAGAGGCAAAATTTTGAATTGCTTATTGCGGGTGATGAGTTGAAGCGCCTCTTCCAAAACTTGCAAAATCGACTTGATTGGAAAATCAGGTGACGATTGAGCGGCAAGCCCATTGTAATCACTCTCAGGAATTACAAAATGAGTTGGCCAAGCGGTACGGTTACAATTAGAGCGGTAAGCCTCAATGAGGGTTGCGCAAAATTGCTTAAGGTCAGTCGTGCTCATTTGGCTAATAGGTTGGGTGATGAGCGCGGTGTTTACAGTAACGCCGGGTTGATTTAAGAGGCCAAGGCAGGTGCCCGAAGCTCCGTTCATTCCCTGCGCGCCCAAAAATGCAATGCGCTGAATACCCAAATCCCAATTGCGCTTACGCGCCTTTTCTTTCGCGGCAACCAAATCCCAATTTCCAGACTTAGCCGCAAACTCCAAATCAAAGATGCTCCAACCGATGGATTTAGCCCATGGGTATACTTTGACATTGAGGGAATCGACCGCAGCATCAGCACTCGCCAAGCGTGCGTTTTGTCCACCAGTGTTTAAAATTCCAGTCTCAAACGCGTCCGCAGCGTCAAAGGAGCGGTACGTTGTGAGGTTGGTTGACCATGAGCCCTCGCCTACTCTGACTGGCAGGTAATCGGCGGGAGCGATTTCAAAAAACTTTTGTTCTGAAATCTTTTTTACAATTGTGGTGAGCGTGGTGATCGATACTTCGTAACCAAGTTCATTTTGGAAACGGTCATTGACCTGTCGTTGCATGTAATCCGCGTGATATTGCTCGCGCTTGGTGAGCTTGATTGGCTCGCCCTTTGCGTTTAGAATGGTAGGTTGCTTTAAACTTTTCATTTTTATAATCTCCTTTTATTTTAAATTAAGCCTTCAAAAAGCCCGGTGTTTTTAGAACTACGCGAATCAAAACGCCCGCGCCTGCGGCTTTATCTAAAGCCCAACCCACAATGTCGGCGCCGCTTGCGCCAACCTTAGCAGCGACCGCGCCGGGTGAGGATAGCTCAAGCTGAACTTGAGCCCCGCGTGCGATTGCGTCGGTTGCGTACAAGTACATCACGTTGCCGCTCATCGAGATTTCGCAAGGCATACCTGCCACAAATTGGCGGGTCTTAATGTCGAAATTGATGAACCCAAGGCAATCATCGGAATCAGCGGCGCATCCTACAACCTTAGGCAACCCACCTGCGGAATCCACCATTTTAACGGCGCTACCGGGGTAGAGTGCGGTTGCTTGGGATACATCCACCATGACCGCCATGGTGTTATAAGGAAAGCGCATGTCAATCATCCCGACGGTAGGAGATTGAGCAAAGCTATTTTGAGAGATAGAAGGGGCCGCGGTTGTAACCGCAAGCTCCGCAGATTCATCAGCTACAGCGCCCGAATCGGTTGCAACGACCTTATAAAAATAAGGGGTATTTGGGATGAGGCCCGAATCATCAAGGGTAAGCGCCGTTGCGCCGGTAATGATGTTACCTCCGCCCGGTACGAATCCGCTCACCACTGAGCGGTACCATTGATAAGTGTAAGGCGCTGCGCCCCCTGTTGCTACTGCGCTTGCGAGCTTTGCAGTAGTAGACCCGACTGATACTTGACTTAAAATTCCTGCGGTAGTTGCCATTTTAATTTATCTCCTTTTCTTAAATTCTATTTAGTTTGAACCGTAACGGGATTTTCCAAGAGCTACGCGGTCGGCGGACAACATAACCTCAGGAGCCTCTTCACGTTCACTTGAATGGTGTGCATTTCTAAGAGCGTCGGCTTTTTTCTTAGCCGCAAGCTTTTTAGCTGCTTCAAGCTCGTTACTCTTTTTCTTAGCCTCTTCAATTTCTTTTTCTTCATGCTCGGCAAGTTGAAGCGCCTTTTTCTTGGCCTCTTCATCTTCGCTTTCTGCATTCTCAACGTCGTCGCCCGCTTCTACTTCGGCATCATCTTCATTCTCAACGTCGTCGCCTGCTTTTTTCTTTTTAAGAACGTCAAGCTCATCGCACATTGCCTTATGCTTCTCTAAAAGCTCACCAACGTTGCACATAGAACCGTCGTGAAGCTTGACCTTGTGGCTTGGGTCTGCTTCAACTTCATTCTTTGCTTTTTTATCTTCCATCAAATCCATTTCATTGATGAGAGATGTGAGCGTTACTTCTTTTCCTGATTTTGGGAGCGTTACACTCATGCCCTCAATATCGAGAGTATTTTCTACTTTAGTCTTTTTGAAAAATTTGAAAGCCATTTCTGTTACCCCTTCTTTGCTATTTGCTAGCCGTTTCAATTCCACGTTTTTATCATCGTTGTACTTCTTATATTGTTCAGGCGTCAAAATGACCGACTCCTCATAACGAGGATTTCTAACAATCGCTAGGTGCTCGTACTCGCCGCCTGTAATCTCTTTAGAGTAGCTAACTCCATTCCATAGCCCACCATTTGTAAAGCTTTTTGGAATGTACGCATTCGATAAACGCATCCCGTTTTTAATAGCCTTCTCTGCGCGCTCACTCACTACTATAAATTTAACCCAGTGCTTACCATCCGCGCTATTGAAAAAACTTTCAACGACCCAACCGTCCGCTTCTTTTCTAAGCTCGTCAATGTCGTCATCAACGCCCTCAACGTGCTCAACAAAAATAGGCCTGCCCGCAAATGTCGGGTCCATTGCGCGCAAGGTGTCCTCGTTTAAGAACACGCGATAAGGCTCGCCGTCCTTTTCTTGGTACTCAGCAACGCCGGGGTAGAAATGTACCCCATAGAAAATGTTGCCTTTAGAATTTTTAATAGTTTTATTCATGTTATAAATTTTATAATGGGGCGCGCCCTGCACCGGCAATTATAGTCTTGCTTGGGATTGTTGCGTCTACCGTCTTTAGAAGATATTGGGGGTTGACTAAATTTTTGTCGAGTACCTTTTAAGGCGAGGTGCTCGGGCCTAACCGGATGGTCTTTGGTACCCGTCACGCACTCCCAAATGTAATCGTCAATGCCCGCGTCTTGGTATCTGATTTCGGTAAGTTTTGCCGTGAGCAGGCTTGTCTCTTGGCGGGCTAAAAACTTAGCTTTGTTGACCGACACACCATAAGATTTTGCAATTGAATCAACCGCTGAACCGTAACGATTCCCTGCAAATACGCTCTTTTCCATTTTAGCGCGAAGCGCCTTTGTTTCCTTTTTGGTGAAATCTTTTATGTAAAGCTCTAAGTTGTTTTGCCATTCATCCGCAATGCGGGCGCGGTCGTCTTTAGTTAGCTCAGGTGCAAGCGTATAGCGTCCGATGCTTTCGCGAAAAGCCTTGTCCGTTTTAAAAATAGCGCGGTCAAAAAGGTCTTCGCACTTAAAAGCGTCGGCAATTTCATCCGGTAAAATTTGCGCGAGCCGCTTATCTATTTTGGCTATTACCTTCGCAAACCTATCGTCACTTGCGTGCACCACGTTTTGCACCTCTTGCGGGAGCTTAGCGGTTGGCAATTTAAACGTGCCCGATTTTCTATCAAACGTTGCACCAATAGCTTTAAGCCCCGCCGATACGCGCGCACTAAACTTGCCTGAAAAAGTGCCGCGGTTAAAAGTAACGGTGCCTTTAAATAGCGCGTCGGTGAGTGCTTTGGTTTTTGGGTCCACACTATTTTTTAGCGCGGACCCTTCAACCCCAAGCATCTCAATGAGCGGTTGGTAAATGAGCTTCTTAAAATACTCACGCAAGCGAGCTTCGATTGCGTCTATCTCGGTAAGCGGTTCACCAATAACGGGTAACTTTATTTCTCTCATGAATTGCTACTACAGTCATGCAAGCCTAACACTTTATTACCGCAACCCTTGCACACGTAGCCCTTACCCTCGGCCATTGCTTTAACTTTATCGCCATTGGTGGCGGTAATGAAAATCAAATCAGGTTTAGCCATTTGCTTTTTGTATTCGCTAACGGCGCTTGTAGGTACCGCTCTGTTTAGCTTGTACAGGCAACACGCTTTGAACTTCCGACCGCTTAGGCACGGGCACGGGCGATTGCGCGGGAGTGTTAGAAGCGGATTCCAAGAGTACCCCTTCATTAAGGTGAGCACTCGGCTTTTTTGCTTCGACGGTTTTTGGGGCAAGGTGGGCGCTTGTGTTGTCTGGGACAAATCCTCGGTGACGGGCAAGCTGCTCTTCTCTTGATCGGATTCCATTGTCGGCCTTTTCCTTTTCTTGTTTTGCATCAAGCTGATATTTTTCAAGCTTATTGTCTAGCGTCCTAATTGCGATACCAAGTGCGTTTGCGGTTGAGGTTTTGTTTCCTCGGTAATGCCTGAATGCTCTAAGCACTACTTGTTTTTCTATTGCCTCAAGTGTTACGCCGGGGCTCCACATAATCATGTCATCACTACTCATCACGTTTACCTCTCTTTCTTTATTTTGTTACCCAAACATAAGTATCTAAAACCGTTTTTTGACAAATTTGCAAAATGTCCGCAACGCCCGCGCCGCCCTCAATATTCCACATTAGCCCCCTAGCCGTTGCATCACACGTAGGTTGCGAGCCTGAGGTTGTAAGCTGCGCACCTTCGGTGAAAGCCGCACGTCCTACAACATCAAGAGCAACGCCGCTTGCGGCTTTTTTAGTAGCCGTCCCAATTGCAAGCTTTGAGACATAATTGTCGGCACCCGAGTCATCAAAGAGCGCCCAACAATTTGTTGCAATCGCGCAAAGAGTAGGCATTGCTTGAAAGCCGTAGACATTATTTATAGAGATTGACCCGCCTTGCGGCAAGCCGCCTGCGGCTCTAAACATAATGGCTTGGTCGATTACACCCGCGCCGCCGCTTGGGTTACCAAACCCGCCAAGTGCGCCCGTCCAAGAATCCATTGTTTTGCCGGTAGCGCCTGTGATTGCACCAACGAAACCGACATTCACGTAGCCTAAGCGTAGGCCGGTAAAATCAGGCGTCCAATCGTCTTGGAAATTAATTGATTGGGCCATGTTAGTACCGAATCCATACGCGCTAATTGGCGCACCATTGGCAACCGTTGTGTTACCGCCTATGTATTGGTTTTGAAAAAAGCCAACCGATGCGGGTGGGTCATACGTGCTATTAGCCGATATGGAACCGCCGTTTACCGATAGCGCTTGAATTTGCGCCCCCGCAGCGAGTGCCGCGGGAAGTAGACTTGCACCGCTAGTATCAATGGTGAGCCCTGATACTTGGCTTTGAGGAGTTGCGGTTGTTACTGATACCTCTACTCCTTTCACGCCGTTTGCGGTCGTTGCGGTATCCTGCACGCTAGTGAAAAACTGAGCGCCCGATAAATTTGCGGTTGATGCCGTACCCGCGATAGATACGTTAGACATAAAGCCCGTCATGTTTTGAATGACTGCGGCCCCACTTAC